GTTCTTTACACCGTGGGTGGATAAATAAGCGGCGGGTTCCAGATGCATCTAAGAGGGCGGTGTTGACGCAGGTGATTTTGTCGCGGATTTTCCAAGGATTGCGCGGGCTGGATACCGTGAAGCCGGATTTGCGCAAAATGTTGTGGTCGGTGGCGCCAACGCCGCTGGTTTTGCGGGCGCCGCCGGTTGGGTCTGGGCAGGCGATGATGCGACGTTCCACGCCGTAGCGGGATTGGACTTCTTCGCAGAAATCCCACGTAGTTGCGCCTCCAGTCATAATTATTTCGTCAAATACCCAGAGAACGTCTCCTTTTTTGACTGCACATATTCCTGACATCGGATCGATGTTAAAATCGACGCCTAATAGTAAAGGAAGAACAGCAAGATCTTGGACATTTTTATCGACATTGTCGTCGGAGAAGCTGATGGCAACTAGACCAGACAGGTTTTCAAAACTGGCTTCAAATTCTTGTCTAAAAGTACGGGCGTCTAGTTGTGCGCGAGCGGCTTCAATTTCAGACGCAGGTACGTTATCGCCGTCGATGGTAGTGAACTGCCACCGTTGCCAATCTTGATCACCCTCTTCGCAATAACACCAAAGGTCGTAGAACCAGCTCGCGGTCCCATCGGGCGTGGAAATGAATAGTGCCCAACCTTGTTTGTCGGCGAGGGCGGGGCGGATGACTTCAAACCAGACTTCGCCGTCCATAAATGCAGCTTCGTCGAGCACAACGCCTGCGAGACTGCGGCCCCGAAGAGCCATCGCGTTTTCTGTACCTTTTAATTCAATGGTGGAACCATTAACTAGCTCAACTTTTAGGTCGGTTTCGTTTTTACTTTTTACCCATGCTTTAGGGACTAATCTTTTTAACAATTTCCATACAATATCTTTGGCCATGCGATAACTGGGAGCACAATAAAAGTATGTTTCTCCTGGGCGTTCGATCGCTCCACGCAATAACTCGACGCAGGAAAGGTAGCTTTTTCCGAAGCGGCGGCCTGCGACAAGGACGCGGAAGCGTTTGCGGGAGTTAAAAACCTCGCCTTGGGCGTGACGGAGGCTGACGGTGTTGTCGCTCATATCCAAGACCAGTTGCGACCAGAGCTGATCGCACTGATTGTGACGGCTTTGACGCCATAATCTAGTGCAATAGAAGCGTGGGGCTCTTTCTGCGCCAAGCGGGCTCTAATTTCGCGGACTTGTTGTTCTGTTAAACGGGAGTTTCCGACGCGGCTGCCTCGGACCCACGTTCCATGCGCGATCTTGTCCGCCATGTTTTCGGCGGATGTGCCCCAGCAGAGGTTGGTGAGGGTGTTGTTGCGGATGTTTCTGTCAAGATGGCGGCACTCTTGGCCTGGTTGCTTGGGGCCTACGAAGGTTTCGAGTATTAGCCGGTGGACAGCACGGGTGTTGTGGTTATCGAGGTCGCACAGGGTCACAATTTCGTAGCCGCGACTATTCAGACCCGGTTTAAGTACCTTGGACGGGTATTTGCGCTCCACACAGCGACCGTCGCGGCGGGTGTAGGTCACGATGCGCTCCAGTGAGCGGATTTGGCCTTCGGTGCTGGCCTCGTAGGCGGCCTCGTAGCCGGGAATTGGTTTCCACATGCGGGATGTCTTTGACTCTCCGTATTATATCTTATACCTTGCGTATTTTTAGGAGCGACGTTGTGCGAAGCACGGAATTCAACCCCTGCCCCCGGTGTGTAACAGAGAAAGGAATTGAGAATATGTCAGTAGGTTCCCTATGCCGTGACCCCATCAGGCGAGCGCCGAACCGTGCCCCCTGGTGCGTCTGTACTAACGCCGCGAGAGGCCGCTAGCGGGCCCGTGAGGGCCGGTCTGCTAGCGGCCGCTGGTGTACTACATAGCAGCGGCGAGACGGCGGCGGACGGTCGCCCTAGAGACACCTAGGCGCTCCGCGATGGCACGCTGGGTCAGGCCCTGGGCCCGCAGTGCCAGCACGTCGCAGACGGGGGCGACCAGTACAACTGTTTCAGTCTCGGCGATGATCTCAGCCAGTGGTTCGGGTGTACTAGTCGGGCGGGTCGGCCAGCGCTGCGCCAGCCAGTCATTGGTACGGTGTACTAGTCGGCCGAGGCGGTAGCCGAGCCAGTAGGTGTTTACCACTAGCGTGATACAGAAGGCGACGGCTGGGGCGATGGTGCGGGCGTACTGCTCCAGCTGAGCGGAGACTTGGGCGGTGGTGGGATAGTTCATTTGTTCTCCTTGGGTTTAGGTAGGGGGCGAGGCTTTCCCTGCTGCCTCACACCCTTAGTATAGTACAAAAAAGCCGGGGTGGTGAGCCCCGGCCGATATTGTAATATTATGTAACATTACAAGATGTTACGGATCAGGTAGTGAATTACTGAGGGGTTTGGCTGGGGCCGTGCAATGGGGCGGCTTTCTCCCACGGTGCCAGCTGCCTTTGCACCGTGGCGAAAGCGTCGGCCTGGCAGGCAGCTGGTACGCAAGTGTAAGCGCCAGCCGACTCCGCAGTGTAAAGACGAAAACGGAAGGTGGTGGTCATGGGATGGTTTCCCTTGGGACTCCCATAGTGTAGCACTCTGAAAGTGCTGGCGGGGCTGATACTGTCACATTCTGTGATGTTACAGTGTGTGACAGCAGATCAGCGGCCGAGAACCACCAGCCGGCACTCTGCAGCCGAACGACCGGCAGACTCACAGCGCGCCAGGCGTTGGGAATTGTCAGCGCCCATCGCCAGCACAGCGCAGGCGGTGAGCAGGGCGGCCAGGGTTAGGAGGCGGTCAGTCATTGGGAAGCGTGGTGGGCTTGCCTCCCATTGTTGCACATTATCGGCCTGCGGTCAAGGCTGGCGGCGATCCTCAACGGTGATATTGAGAGTCGGGGCGGCCGCGGCCTGCTGTTCTACTCCGCCTTCGTTAATTACGCGGCCCAAGCTGTCAAGAACTTGCGCGGCCGTTTGTAGTTGCCCCTTGCGGATGGCAGCGTTAAACAATTTGGTTCTCATTGTTTGTAATCTTGCGAGCATGTTCTGGCGATCACGTTCCCAATCTTCGTTGTTCCACTTGTTTACAGCTTCCCAGTCACGCCAAGCAGTCGCTACAGACACGCTCTCACGTTCCGCGTGTTCTAGAACCAACTGGCGAGCTGATAAGCCATCCAACTGCCGTCTGTACAGTCGCTGCTGGCGTTGTTCGATGTAAGCGTTGGGGTTCCGCTTGCCGTAAGGTTTGGGCAGTTGTTCTACAACTTCCGCCGACAATTCCGGCGCTTCGTTGATAGCTTCCGGGTTGTCCGACATTGTTAGAATCTTAGCCTCACACTAGAAAGCCCGGCACTGTGGCCGGGCCGGGGGATCGGTAGGGGCGCCAGTCAGTAGGAAGGCAGGATGAACGCCACTGTGCAGGATCCGACGGGCCGAAGCTCGAACCCCTCGCCGTACTCAAACGTCCGGCATCGGCAGCCGGTGAGCCCCAGCGCAGCCTTGGCAGCCGTCACGATCTGCCGGCGGCTGGCATCCTGCGGCAGCGCTAGCTGATCGCGCCGCACCCAGCTGTAGTTAGCCTCGCCGCCGAAGGTATCGGTCAGCTCCACATCCCAAACGGTCAGAGTCTTAAGCATGGCTCAGGCCTCCGTCTCATCGGCCAACAGTTCAGTCACACGCTCCAGCACATCGGCGGGGCGGTGAGCGTGGGCTAGCAGTGCCCAGCCGAGACGGTGCTGTTCTTCCCAACCAAGTTGCGGCATGGTGCGGCTGCAAAGCCGCTCACCTAGTTCTTTCTCGCTGTATCCGATGAGATCAAGGAACAAGGAAGCGGGACTGGGAAAGCTGAAGTTCTCGCTCCAGCTCCAGAGGTTGTCGATCAGCTCGCGGGCCTGATCGTAGGAAAGGGTGATCCTGTCGGTTTGCATGGTTTGAGCCTTAGGGTGGGGTCTCGTGTGAAACACTAGCACGGCAGCCGCCGTCAGACGGCACACGTCGGGTACTCGTTCAGGTTCGCCAGGATCGACTCCCGCAGCCGGTCAAAGCCATCGCGCCACGGTGCGGCGTCATCGCGAGCGGCGAACACGCACAGCCCCAGGTACTGCAGGGTGCGGACCCGATCGGCGATGCTGTCACCGCCCCAGTCAGCCATCACGGCATCGAACTCCAGCTCGGAATGATCATCTTCGGAGATCAGCGGATAGGACTCCAGCCCTTCTACGGTCTCAATGACGTCGGCCGGGACGCGTAGGACGTCCAGCACCACGCCGCGGCCATTCCATCCGTAGCCGATCTCCAGCACACCACCGAACGGGTCCGGAGTGCTGGCGGGATCGGTGAGGACCCGATAATTTGAGAGCCCCACTAGGCCGGTGTTGCCGTAGTCGCTGAAGCCGCAGTAGGACGGGCAGAACCCCAGCGAGACACTGCGCCAACGTTCAGCGAGGCAGGTTGCTAGGTGATCCTCGGGGCTCTGATGCCACTGGTGGCTGCAGTCCCGCTCAGGGTCTCCATCACGGATAAGCAGCCAATGGCCGGAACAGCCGGCGAGACGGTCGATGCGCTCCAGCAGGGCGGCGCTGGCTTTGGGGGTTGTGGTTTGTTGCATGGCAGGGTGTGCCTCAGTGCCTCCGTACTGTATCGCACAACAGGGGCTTTGCCACACCCTGCAGCTGCTGATACTGTGTAACGGCAAGCCGTACCATGGCACCATGCCAACCCACGAACGCCCACTAGGACCGCTCCAGCCGCAGGAGGCCGCACAGTGACGGACGGTGCGTGGACAACGAAGGCGCTCCAGCGCGACCAGCGGGAGCAGGAGCGCGAGCAGATCAGACTGGAAAAGCGCCAGCTGCGCGATCTCCGCTGGGCAATCGAGCGATCGACGATCGAACCTTCAGACTGGGCGGATCTCCTAGCGCTTTTCCAGTCCCACGCAAAGGAGGGCCCGCTCCAGTTATGGCGGGAACTGATCCCGTATTGGCGAGACTGTCAGCGCATCAACGGCGGCGCTGACATACCGCCTGACCTTTTTCCACAAGCTACGGGACTTTTTCCGCGCACAGCCGCACCGGCCCCAGCTGCTCCAGCCACAAGGGCAAAGCCCGGCAAAGGTGCACCGCGCAAACGGCGATCCGATGCCGGCAAGGCGCAGCCATCCCGCAAAAACCGCAACGGTTAGCCCGTAAAACCTACAGCTCCAGCCCTGGCCATACGGTCGGGGCCTTCTGCTGTCCTATGGCGTGAGACTCATGAGACACCGCTTGAGACTGGCCAGGCGGGCACCAGTGCAGATGCACCAGCGCGGGCCCGGATGATGCAAATGCACCACCTCCTAATTAGGCGCAAGTTAGGAGGTGGTTAGGTATTGGCCGCATGAATGGCCGAAACAATACTTGAATGGCCTTGAATGGCGATCCAGTCATGAATGGAATTCAGGCCGTGTGAATGGCCTCTTGAATGGCATCAAAGTATCTGTGGCAACGTTCCAGGTAAGACTTTTCTGCGGCTTCTAGTTCATCGGCGTCCATGTAGTGGACGTTAGGGGCACCACAGCGGCGTGCCAGTACGATGATCGCTCCAGCTGCTTTTAAGCCGGTTAAATGTTTGAGTCCCAGTGAATAGGCTCCACACTGATCAATGTATGAATGACCGCTGGGAAGCCTGTCGTCGCTGTCGGTTTTACGTCCCACGCTGGTTTTCCAGTCGACAACATGAATGCCTTGTTTACCTTTTACGGTGAGCAAAGCATCTGCCGTTCCAGCGAAACCTGCGGGATGGTGAATGGAAAATTCCGACGCAAAAATTTCGGTTACGTTATCAGCGATCCAGTCAGATAGGCCTCTTGCGTAACCTTTAGCGCTGAATCCAACAGGGGGAACGTGGGGGCGTACTCTCTTTAATGCCCACTGCGTGATTGGCGAGGGTATCCGAGCCAGTCCTTGTTCGTCCCAGCGAATAGAGTTGCGTTTATTTGCTGTTGAACGGGCTAATTGCATTGAAGTTTTTAATAAATACTCTGCCTGATTGTGTGCCATGTTGCCTCTATTTGCGGCAACATTTCGCTGGCAGGTAGCTTCTACTTCGCCGAGGCGGGCGGCCCAGCGTTCCAGTGCTTTGGTGTCGCTGGTTTCTTTAAGGATATGTGTAACAGAAGTGTATACGTTCCCTTTTTCGTCCCTGTAGACCCGGTGAGGCCCTGAATTGTCTTGTACCAGCCTCCATTTCCTTAGTCCAGCTAAGGTGTCTTGCGTGTTTGAAGGCATTTGGATAGTCTTTCCCATATCTACTATACCTTGAAAAATTCGCCTTGAAGCTTTGCGGCTGCTTTTTTGTATGCCTCACCAGCTTCCTCCGCTGTGGCAAAAGCGCCAAGGTTGTAAATAACGTTGTTGTGTCGCACACGAGCACGGTACTTACCGTCGTGCCGCATGAACACGCCTTTTACCTGAAGTTTGTTGTCTTTTCTTACAGACCTATTCCTTATGTTTTCGGGGTGCGTAGCAAGGCGCAAGTTGCCCCAAGCATTATTTGAAGGATCGCCGTCTATGTGATCCACCTGATATTTTCCGGGATCTTCCCCTGTTACCCAGGCCCAAATTAACCTGTGTACTTGGTAATGAACCCTCTTAAAACAAACGCTGCCATACCCAAGAGCGGTAGTGCAGCCAGCAACAGTACCAGGGACAACTTTTTTACGTCGGACACTACGCCAAACCAGCTGACCTGTGAGCGGCTTGTACTCAAAGCACTCCCAGAGTTCAGTCGCAGCCGGTAGGGGCTTGTATGCTTGCGCCATCGCCTATTTCGGGTAGGTGGTCGGGGGCAGGGTGTTGCAAGCACCGCTGCCCCACAACTTTACCTACTAGGCAGGTTTAAAGGGGTTCGCGCCTGTCAGCAAGCGTGAAATGTCGAAGCCCTCGGATTTGGCCTCGATCCAAGCGGAATCAATGTGTTCTTGCGAACCTTTTTTCCTAGGAAGAGGGCGAACAGTGTACTCAGTGAGTAAACCGCTTCCTTTTTTGCTGATAGTCATATCCCACTCAAGAAGATTTGTATACTCTTCGACTTGAGAAATTTGATCAATCTCTTTCAAGATCGACTTTTGAGTGATCTGCAGGACTTGGACTTTGCCGGAATCGTATGAGTAGATAGGAACCGCGATGGCAAATTTCACGTCTGCGGTGCCAGGGCCGCCGCGGCCTTCGCGGGGCTCGAACTCGCCCATTTCGGCAACCACGTCCTCGTAGGTGGGCTCGAAGTCGAAGCGGAATGGCTTGTTTGCGCCGTTGGCGGCGCCCCAGCACTCGTAGAACTCCAGAGGTTCGTCACTGAGTAGGGCGAAGCGGACGCTGCCGCCGTCGGGCAGCTTGCTAAGGCTGAGGTAGCCGCCGCCGCTGTTGCCGCCGGAGACATTTGCTGATGCGGATTTTGAGAGGAAAGCCATCTGTGTAGGTGTTTGGTGTGGTCGGCTAAGCGCCAACGCCTTACACAGTAACACGGTCTTGACCAGACGGCTAGGCTACAAAAACGCCCCACAGCGGCAAAACTGCGGGGCGTGATGAACATTCTCGTGTGAGAGTCTAACATGTCGCAAAGTAAGACGCAGGACTTGCTGGCTTTCGTGCGCCAGCTGCCTGTGGGATTCGCGTATGCCCCGATTTACACCAAGGGTCAGGCGATCCAGTCGGGGAAAATTTCAAAGGGCAAGACCCCGTTAGAGCGCAGTCACCATCAGGTGATGGCGCCGTCGGATGTGGCGCTCCAGATCGAGAGGAAGCCGGAGGTGTTCCAGGCCGTTGGTGTGTTCACCGGCGGTCGCAGCATGGGACTCGTG